TTCAAAAAAATCTGTATATTTTGAATAATTATTTTGTTCTGGTTCTACCCAAGATCCATTTTTTTTATCCATGAATTCCTGGAGTAGCTCATTTTTAGACACAGCTCTTGGGTGTGCAGCTCCCATTAAAATAGGTAGCCTGCTACAAGTAAAGTATTTTAAATCATCTGTAACTTTCATTACAATTCTCCTTATATGTTATTTATTAGTACGAAACAAGATTATTACTGGTACAGCTCTAGGTTCTTAACAGAGCTTGGATACCATTTTCCATTAGATCTGGTAGCAATTCCTCTTGCATTTAGAGCAGCAGCAATTCCTCTGTAAGTATTTACTCTGCCTTTATCCTTGATCTCCTGGACAACTGGCAAAATATTTTTTGCAAATTCTTTGGCTGCTTTCTTCTTCGCCTGGACAGCAAGAGCTGCAGCCTGGGCCAAGTTGGTAGTGTTACCAAGTTTGGTAATTACTCTGTTAGAAACTTTAGTTTTATACTGGCCATCTTGTTTTAATTTTTTCTTGATTTGGCCCAAACCATTTTTGGTTCTTTGTTTAATTAACTTAACTTCTCTTTGAGCAATTACAGCCAGGATAGAAATGGTAGTTTCATCTGCCTCTGGCATATCACAAATAGTAAATTTAACACCTTGCTCCTGGAGCTGCAGGAAGAAGCTTGCCTTCCTTGTCAATCTGTCCATTGTTGCAATCAATAATCTTGCATTGTTTTCTTTTGCAAATTGGATCGCAGCCTGGAGCTGTTTTCTGTTATTGTTTAATCCACTCTCTTGCTCGGTAAAAGTTTTGATAAGTGCAGCTCCATCTCTTTTAGAAATAAAATCCTGGATCTTATCTTGTTGAGCTGCAATACCAAGCAACTGTTTTTTTGTACTGGTTCTTAAATACGCAACGTAATTAAGCATTTAATTTCTCCTTTGTTTTTTTATTATATTTCCAAATTAAAAATCCAATTCTACTTTCTGGAATTTTTAGTGCAGCAGCTAAAGATCTAATTCTCATATCAACTAATCCATTAGATCCTTTCTCAAATTTTTGCACTTGTTGGAAAGTAACATTAATTTTTTTAGCAATTTTAACTTGAGTTAATTTTAATTGCTTTCTTCTCCAATATATTTTCCTGCCAATAAACTCACGCATCTGCAGGTCATTGGGTTGAAGTTTGCTCATCAACATTTTTTGCCTCCTGGTTATTTTTTGTAAATACAATTAGTGATTTACCAATTACTTTTGTTTTTATATTTTTTTCTTGAAACTTTGCCAAAGCAGATAAGAAGAAAACTTCTAATTCCTTATGAGTATCAAAGCTGTACTTGAGTACAGCTCCGATACTTGAATTAATATACTCTGGCTTGTAGGTTTTTTTTTCCTGGGCCATCTATGCAGCCTCCATTAGTTTTTTGATTTGTTCATCTGAACCATAAGCAAAAGTAATCCAATCTCTTGGAGTACAAGCAGCTCTAGTGCCATGCTTATCTTTACAAAGATCTGAATAAACAGAGTGATCTATCATTCTGTCATGTAAATTTTGTAAAGCATCATCCAAAGTTTTGAATGTTAAGTTGGTTAGATAATTTTTATCAGTATTTTTGTAAATTACATAGTGATTGTCATCATTGTATTTACAAACAAGATACTTGCCCAGGCCCTGGACATAAAAAGTTTTTTTAAGATTGTCCTGGACAATTCTAGTTATTTCTAACATTAAGCAGCCTCCTTGGTTTGTTGATAAACTAAATAAGAACTAAACACCTGGTTCTCAAAATGATGTTGTTTTAATTTCTTTAAATTTTTAAAGAAACCAACTAACGCAGCTTTAGTATTATTAATATTAAAGTGAGTAGTTTGTAAGTGCATATAGTTTTTTGCAGTAGAAAATCTGTAGTTGTGATTTCCAGAAACAAAAAACTTTTTAACAAAACCATTTAACCATTTACCTTTTTCAGTTTTGTTAGAGATTTTAGGCACTTTGTATTTTAGATCTTTAGACCAGTATTTACCTGGAGCAGTTTTAAAATTAACTACTGTCATCTATGCAGCCTCCTTTTTTAAGACACCTTGTTTAACGTATTTCATGTTTTTGAAATCAACATCCAAAGTTAAAGTTTGGTATTTATCTCCACCATGAATAACTAATCTCCACTCAACCTCGTTGTGAAGAAATTTGAAAGTAACAATCACAGCTTTGTAATTCCAAACTAAATATTTGATTATTTCATCTGGTATGTAGTGATTTTTGTTAGCAGCTTTTGCTCTGTTATTAAGCCACTTTAGATCTCTAGTATCTATGTACTCGTATTTGACCTCTTTGGTCATGCAGCCTCCTTGGTTAGTGTTAATCAAAAAAATTACCTCTGTGCCATACCCAAGTATTTTTTGGGCTTCCATCTCTTGGCCCAAACCATGCACCTTCTGGTAAATTAAAATAGTCATTCGCAGCGACCATAGCTTTATCTGGGCAACCATGCTCATTGACAGTATCTGTCATCTGGAATTTGTCGTTGTCAAAAATGAAAGTTAATAACTCTCCCTTTTTCAAGCAGCCTCCTTTGTTAAAGTTTTTTATCATATATAATATATATAATTATTATATATCAGATGTCAATCCCAGATTGTGAATTAACTGGTTTTATTTTTATGGCAAATAATTCATAAGATTTACCACCATTTATAACAGTTGTTCTTAACTGCCCTTCCTGGTTAAGTTTGTACATCATAACTCCACCAACTATTTCCTGGAGCTTGCTCTCACTCATGCTCACAGTGTGAAGGCCCTGGATCACAGAGCCTTTCAGTTTTGTTTGAACTAGGTATTCATGTTTCATGTGTTATCCATCTCCTGGTTAAGTAACATTCTTTTTTCTAAATGATCTATTTGGTCAAAAGTATTTTCCATCTGCAAAATTTTGTTGCCCAGAAATTCAAATTTTCTGAAGCAATTTGCTGTGTATATATTTTTAACATTATCATATTTTACATTGGTAACTTTTGATGCTGAATACTGATCCTTGAATTGCTTAACAACTTCAGCTTTCTTTGGATCTGTACTTGTTATATTTTTGATCGCCATTATTGCTTTACCTCCTGTTTATATTTTTCATAGTTTCTGAATTGTATGTTTTTGAAAAAATCATAATTGTCTTTTGAATACATATACATCCAACTCCCAGGGTTTTTCATGCCCTGGGATTTTGCGTTTTCAAAAGCTTGTTTGTGATTTCTTTGGTACATATTTTCCATTAGTCCATCCATCCATCATAGTAAGTTGCTTTAACTTGATCTCCAACAACAGCCTGTAATTGCTTATTGATGTACTCCAAAGCTCCCTTGCTGCTAGCTGCCTTACTAACATTACCTTGAACCCATGGAGATTTTGCCAAGTTTAACTTGTATGGGTGTTTGCATTTTTTTGGGATTACATAAACCTGGATAGAGTTACCACCAGTGCAAGTACCTTCATCCTTGCAACCTTGCTGCACCCACTCATCTTTCCAGATCTGCGTTGCTTTATTCATGATCTCTGGAACGTTGCCAGTTTTTGAGTAGAATTCTTTGTGAGTACCTCCAGTGTACTTGCTCCACTCAATATCATTACTTTCAATTCCTAACTTTGTTAAATCTTTGTGATCTAAAGCAGGAACTTCGTAATCACTGTATTTGCTTTTGTAGATTTTTACCATTATTTAACCTCGCTTTCTTTCCAAGTGTTGCCATTAGCAATACATTTAACACCAGGGCCACCTGTCAAAAGATATTCCTTGTTAGGCTCTGGCTCATCTTTGTAAGTTGTTTGTTTGGTCATTTTTAAACCTTCGCCAGTGTAGGTATATTCTGTAACCTTAACTACTGGATCTGGTTTATTGTTATAAACAACCTGGATAGGTTTCTTTTTCTTTTTCATTTGCTCTCCTTGTTTGATTGTTTTTTTTTGAAATGTTCTATTTTTTATCACTTACATAATATATATAGCAGTTATATATCTACTTTCAATACTATAAATAAATTTTTTTTAAGGAGAAAAAAACCAATGGAACAACAGATATTATTGCTGCATCCAAGCACCAGGAAACAATTAAAAGAGCTTGCCTCAAAGGATGGGAGATCAATCTCTAAATTTATTGAAAAATTAATTGAGAGAACCTGGAGGCAAAAGCATGGCAAAAAAAAAGCAGCCTAGTCGCCAGGACATCATTTACACAAATGTAAGGAAAATAATCAGCAAGCAGCAGGCCAAATCCAGGGCCAAGTTTAAGGTTACAATGCAGGCGAGGAAGAAACCCTTGAAGGATTGGATCACAGATACCCAGGAGGAGCTAGTTGATACCTTGCTATATTTGGAGAAAATTAAATATGACAAGGAACAAAGGGCCAGAACCAATCTGGTTGCTAGAAATAGAAAGAAAAGAGCAAATACCCTACGTTTGCTCCAGAATTATTAAAGTTTGTGATGAGTACCTGGGCAAGGGCCAAATCACTTATGAAGAAGTATTTAAACAATTAGAAAAAGAGCTTAATGGGAAAAAAGAAAAAAACACCAACCGATTATAGGTTGTATATTCATTTGCCAATTAGAGCTTACAAAGATCCACGATTGCAGCAGCACAGGCAGGCTTTGTTTGTTCTCGCAGCTCTCTGCAGCTACACTGACTTTAGAGGCATTTGTTGGCCCAACCAGGCGACACTGGCGAAAGATCTGAACGTGAGCAGGCAGGCTGTAACCAGATATATTAGAAAGCTTGTTGAGTGGAAGTATGTTAAATATGCCAGGAAGGAATTTAAGGGCCAGAAGGGCAACTGTTATTTCATCATCTATGATGCTAAAACTACAGAGATCATGGCCAGGAAGAATGTGTCTTTGGCCAAGCATGACATACCTATCCAGGAGCAGGAAACAGCTAAAGAAACAATGAACAAGATTTCCACAGGCAGCAAGGTTTTCCACAGATCTCCACAGGACAAGGAAACACCCAGGTTGCGTAAGACTAAAGGTTTGGCAACCTCTGATG